CGATTGGCAGTTCTGCCGCAAGCAGGTTTCCCTCACCAGCGGCACGGGTCCGCTCACCGGCTACATACTTCAATACACTCTGCCGACCGATTTTTTGCGGGTGCTTCGTTTTGGGAATGTGGATTCCAACGAAAACTTTGGCGTGTGGGAAATCGTTTCTGGTTTCATCCACACCAACCGCTCTTCCCCGGTTGCGCTCGATTACATTGCGTCCGTGACCGATCCGGCGAAGTTCCCGGCGTTGTTTGTCGAATTACTGACAATCAAATTGGCCGGACTCCTCGCCATGCCTCTGACCGGCTCGAAAGACCTGTTCGGCCAAATGGCGGAACTTTTTGGCGCAACCATGCAGAAGCCCGGACTCCGCTCGCTTCTCATCAACACGCAAGCGCCGAAGACCACGACCTCGGCGGCGAATTCCGTGACCGAGATTTGCCGACAAGCCATCCTCCGGGTCGGGTCGCTGGAAGCCTTCAAGCCTTACGGGGAACCCATGCTTCTCGCGCAGTCGCTTTACGAGCAGACCCGTGACGAACTGCTTGGAGATTTTGATTGGGCGTTTGCCCGCGCTACCCCGGGCCTAACGGCTGATGCCGTGGCTCCCTATGTCGGATCGGGGGGCTACACCAAACGATACCTCCTCCCAACTTCCATCCTCAAAATCTGGCGCGTCGAGAACATCGACTCTGCGGAGAACCTCGGACAATGGGAAGTCGTTGGGCAGTATTTGCATACCAACCTCGGAACACCCGTCCGACTGCTTGTCACCGAGAAAGTCACCGATGTGACCAAGTTCCCTCCCATCTTCACTCAACTCCTCACCACAACCCTCGCGCTTAAATTGTGCGGGATTATCGAATCCAAATGAAATACGAAGCCCTGTTCCAAGAACTTCAATTCTTGATGGCAAAACCGGCCTTGCTGGAAAACATCGAGTCGGTCGCCAACTATAGTGGCACCCTTACCGCAACCGCTTCGGAACTCATCCGGCAGGCGATCCTTCGGGTTGGCAATGCGGAGACCTACAAAAATCAAGGTCAACCCTTTGTCTTCGCCGCGAAATTCTACCAACCCACGGTGCTGGAAATTCTTTCAGAGTTTGATTGGCGGTTTGCTCGCCAACAAGTCGGGAGCGTGGCAAAGGACGGCACCAACCCGGTGACCGGCTACGATTTCCGATACCCAACCCCAAGCGGTTCTTTGAAAATCATGCGAATCAATGGCATCGATTCGGCGGAAAATTTTGGAACATGGGAGGAAGTTGGCGCGTTCATCCACACCAATCTTGCCACGCCGATTGCCATCGACTACATCGCCCCCCCCGCCAGCGACACCACTTATCCGGCGATCTTCAAGGAAATGGTCGTGGTCCGCATGGCCTACAAACTGGCGATGGCAATGGGGCTGGGCGATCAAGCGGTCGCGGCAATCAAGGAATTTGAAACGCTCGCCGAGCGGTCCGCCTTGAAACGCGAAATCGAATCCATCGCGGACTCGATGGCATCCAATACCATCACCACACGCACACAAATTTGCAAGCAGGCGATCATGCGGTTGGGGTCTTCGGAGACCCTCATCAAGCAACCGATGGTATTTGCCAATTCATTCTACGACCAGACCTTGGAAGAACTGCTTTCCGATGTGCCGTGGGCTTTTGCCAAAAAGCAGTTGAGCATCACGGCGGATGCCGCTGCGCCGACCCAAGGATTTACCAAACGCTATGCCTTGCCCAGCGATTTCTTGCAACTCATCCGGGTGGAAAACATTGATTCCTCCGAGAATTTCGGCCAATGGGAAATCGTTGGTGGGTATCTTCACACGGACCTCGGTTCTCCTGTCAAAATTGACTACACTTGGAAGCAAACCGATGTAACCAAGTTTCCTCCTCCTTTTACGGAAGCTCTGATCGCCCGCCTTGCGGCCAAGATTTCCATGCCGCTCACGCAAAAAGGGGAAATCGCACAAGCCATGGCTACTCTCGCCATCGAAACGATGTCGCGACCAAGCATCCGCATCCTCATCGAAAAGTCGGCCAAACCTCGCACTACTACCGCCGCCAACTCGGTTTCCGAAATTTGCCGCCAAGCCATCCTGCGAATCGGCACCGCCGAGGCTTTCAAACCTTACGGGGAGCCAATGGCGATTGCTACCAGTCTTTACGACCAGACCCGCAATGAGGTGCTTTCCGACTACGATTGGCAGTTCGCCCGGGCGCAAGCCACGATCAACGCCGACCCGACCGCCCCGGCGTTTGGTTACAGCAGGCGCTATGCCCTCCCCACCGGCACCCTCAAGGTGCTTCGCGTCAACGGCGTGGACGAGGACGAGAACTTCGGCAAATGGGAAATTGTTTCCGGTTACATCCACACAAACGAAGTTTCGCCCATCCAAGTCGAAACCATTTCCATCGTTTCGGATGTCACCAAATACCCGCCGGTCTTTGTGAATGTGCTGATCGTCACGCTGGCGATGAAACTCGCCCAACTCCTCGAAATCGGATCGGCAGCGGCACCTGTTAAAAAATGAAAGAGCAGTTCTTCGCAGAACTTCAATACCTCACCTCTCAACCGGCCCTCAAAGCGGCGGTTGAAAGTCGAGCGGCGTTCCGTCCCTCGGTCTCGATTTCCGAGGACGAACTCTGCCGCCAAGCGATCCTGCGAATCGGAACCGGCGAACAATTCGGAGCGTCTTCTCACGCTCTCCTGCTTGCCAAGTCCCTCTACCCGCAGGTGCGCGATGCCCTCCTGCTTGCCGGTTCATGGACATGGGCCATGAAGGCCACCACGGTCATCGAAACCCTCCCTCGCCCAGAATACAAGTGGGCTTACCGCTACGCGATTCCCGCAGACTGCCTGCGCGTCTTCCGGGTCAACGACTACGACTACTCGACCGGCGATTCGGCATGGGAGGTCGCTGGGAATTTCGTCCTCACCAATGCCGATTCCGGCTCGCCCGCATGGGTCACCGGTCGCGTCTACGAGGTCGGCAATGCAGTCTCCAACAAAGGCGCGGTTTACCGCTGCCTGGTTGCCGGATCGACCAAGCAACCCGGCGTCACCGCGAATTGGACGACCGATTGGGATGTCTGGCTCGGCACGGCGATCACGCTGGAATATGTCAAGAAAGTGACCGAGGTCACCCTCTTCGACTCCTTATTCATAGACTTACTCACGGCCAACCTCGCCTCCAAGCTCGCCGTCCCTCTGACCGGCGATGCCAACAAAGCCGCGCTCCTCGCGAAAGAAACCGAACTCCTCGGAAAAAGCCCCGCCATGCGCCGGGACTCCACCGAGCGCAAAGGCCGCATCAAGCCTGCGTGGATGTCCTCCAAACTCGTCTCCTCCCGCAATGGCGGCGATGGGGTCGATGCCGCGCAGGTCAGCGGAGGCGGTCCCGCAGGCGGCGTCAGCTACCCTTCGCTCCTTGTCCAAGTCGGGACGGTCACGAACCTGCCCACCGGCTCCACTCCCACCGTCACCAACACCGGAGCCAATGACACCGCCGTTCTGAATTTCGGACTCCCCCAAGGCCCAGCGGGAACGGTTCAAGTCGGCACGACGACCACCGGGGCCGCAGGGACGAACGCCAGCGTTGCCGCCACCGGCACCCCGGAGAACCGCGTTCTCAATTTCACCATCCCTCGCGGAGACCAAGGCATCCAAGGCATTCAAGGATTGCAAGGAAACACCGGACCCGTTGGTCCCGCGAATTCCCTTTCCATCGGCACGGTCACCGCTGGCCCGACCGCTGCGGCCACAATCACCGGCACCGCCCCGAACCAGACCCTAAACCTCACCCTCCAGCAGTCCTCGCTTCTCTCCTCGGCGAAAACAACGCTGACCGGCAACGGAACGCTCAAAACTTTCACCGTCTCGGGACTCAAATCGAGCGACCCAAACCATGTCATCGTCTCGATCAACGGCGTCGTTCAGGAACCCACCACCGACTACCTCGTCAACCAAGGCGCTGGCACAATCACTTTCACCACCGCGATCCCGAACAATGCGAAAATCGTTGTCGTCGCCCTCGGCCTCTACTCCCCCACCACCCAGCGTGACCCGGACAACTACATTCACTCCTTTGCGCTCAACACCGCTGGCACCTTTTCCTATTACGGCTTGCTTCTGAATTCCGACATCCCGAATCCCAATGCCGCCAATGGGGTTGGTTTGGTAGTTGGCGATATTGTGACTTTTAGCAATTTGCCAACACCTTCAAATTTATCAACCAGCAACAACTATTTAATTTCGGCAACAACATCTGTTTCAAAGTTTAATATCTCAAACATTAATGGAAGCGGGCTTGGATTGGCTAACACATCCATTACGCCAAATGTTACAAAAGTAATAAAGCAATCCAATGGAATGGAATACACGCTTGAATCTTTGTCTGGCGGTTTATTTACTGTTAATGCCGCATCAATAACTGCCTCGGTTGATAAATGGATCATCACCCGCTCCGCGCTCTCCGCCGCCGGAGCCGTTACTGCCACCGCCCAAGCGACCAATGTCGCGTGGACCAACCGGGAGACCGCCACCTACGC